AACCCGTGCGGAAGGTCTGCCACCTCAATGCTATGGGAGATTTGCCTACGCGAGGGGAATGAAGGCTTCACCCCGAAGGAGATGGGGGTGTTTCGGGAAGGCCTAAACGCGGTCGGCAGGGTAATAACGCGGCGGGAAAGCATGCGGAAGGCGGCGTGAACAAAATCTTGTGCCACCCTATTGACACGGACACCATAGAGTGTTACGAAATTCCATCACACGAATTCCGCCCGGAGCCCGCCCACGGCTGCCGGGTTTTTTCGTATCCGCCCATTGTTGTTACAGGCTCCTACAATGCCTTTTAAGCCAGGTGAAAGCGGCAACCCTGACGGCCGGCCCAAGGGCGCGCGCAACAAGCTAGGCGAGCAGTTCCTCGAAGATATGCAGGCCGACTGGCTGGCGCATGGCGCCGCTGCGATTGTGGCCGTGCGCGAAACTAAGCCGGACGCCTACCTCAAGGTGGTCGCGTCCATCCTGCCCAAGATAGTCCGCGTAGAGGACGCTCGCGATTTAACGGATGACGAACTTACAGCCCGCATCCGCCAGCTTGCTGAATTTGCCGAGTTCGCGCTCGGAGGTTTTGAAGGAGCTGGCGAGTCTTCTGGAAGAACAGAAGCGCCGTCACGACCGAACTAAGCTTTACCGCTACATTCCCTATCCGAAACAGGCTGAGTTCCATAATTCAGGCCGCCGCTATCGCGAGCGCCTGTTCATGGCCGGCAACCAGCTCGGGAAGACCCTGGCGGGCGCGGCAGAAGCAGCGATGCACCTCACGGGCGACTATCCCGATTGGTGGGAAGGCCATCGCTTCAAGAAGCCGGTCGTCATGCTGACGGGGTCGGAAAGCTACGAATTAACCAGAGACGGCGTTCAGCGCCTCCTGGTAGGGCCTCCTGATCGGGAGGAAGATTGGGGCACAGGGTTTATCCCTGGCGCCAAATTGAAGCGAGCGACGCGCCGGCTGGGCGTTACCAATGCCATTGACACAGTATCCGTCGAGCACAAGACCGGCGGGCAGTCCTCGCTTCTTTTCAAGGCTTATGAGCAGGGCCGTGGCAAATGGCAGGCCAACACGGTCGATTATGTTTGGTTCGATGAGGAGCCGCCCGAAGACGTTTACCTTGAGGGCATAACCCGCACCAACGCCAATATGGGCCTGATCGCGGTCACGTTCACGCCGCTGTTGGGCATGTCCACGGTCGTTGCCCGCTATCTTCTGGAGCAATCTCCAGACCGCAACGTCACCACGATGACGATTGACGATGCGGAGCACTATTCGCCTGAAGACAGGCAGAGGATCATCAATAGCTACCCGGCGCATGAGCGTGAAGCCAGAACCAAGGGCATTCCGTCTCTCGGCTCGGGCCGCATATTCCCGATTGCCGAGGAGAGCATCAAGGTTGATCCGTTCCCGATTCATAGCAGTTGGGCGCAGATCGGTGGACTCGACTTCGGGTGGGATCACCCGTTCGGCGCGGTCAAGTGCGCGTGGGATCGGGACAACGATGTTTTCTATGTCACGGGCTGCTATCGCGAGCGCGAGGCCACGCCGATCATTCATGCTGCAGCTCTGAGGCAATGGGGCGACTGGCTCCCGTGGGCATGGCCGCATGACGGCCTGCAGCATGACAAGGGCTCTGGCGAACAGCTTGCCGAGCAATACCGCAAGCAGATGCTCAAGCTCTTACCTGAGAAGGCGACCTTCGAGGATGAGACCTACGGCGTTGAGGCGGGTCTGTCAGACATGCTGCAGCGCATGCAGACCGGAAAATGGAAGGTCTTCTCGACTTGTCGGGAGTGGTTTGAGGAGTTCCGCCTCTACCATCGCAAGGACGGCAAGATTGTGAAAGAGCGCGACGATGTTATTAGCGCTTCTCGCTACGCGCTGATGATGAAGCGGTTTGCGCGGACGAACCAAGCCTACAAGCCTATCGAATACCCCGACAAGGGCAGAGGGATTGTCTGATACATGGCATATGGTGACGACAAGCCCGCCAAGAAGAAATCGGGGGGAATGACGGATAGCGAGCTGTCCGCGCTCCTTGAGGCAGAACAGCAGTCAGCCCTTGGCTATCTCGGTGGTGATCTGTCCAACGCCCGCAAGAAGGCCATGGACTACTACATGGCCGAGCCGTTCGGTAATGAGGTCGAAGGCCGCTCCAAGGTCGTCTCATCTGACGTGGCGGATACAATCGAGTGGATACTGCCATCCCTCATCAAGATGTTCACGGCCGGCGATGATGTGGTCTCATTCGAGCCGCAGGGCCAGGAAGACGAAGAGGCCGCCAAGCAGGCGACGGAATATAACAACTTCATCTTTCTCAAGGAGAACAACGGCTTTCGCGTTCTCTACTGCATGTTCAAGGACGCGCTGCTTCAGCGCACCGGAGCATGCAAGGTCTATCCTGAGTTCACCGAGACCGAGGAGCTGGACGAGTTCATAGACGTTCCCGATGACCAGTTTTCGGTCATGGCTCTGCAGAAAGAGGAGGAGAACGCTAAGCTCCAGGCTGACTATGCCGAGCGCGGCTGGGACGTTGACGAAAGCAAGCTCTGGTATGTGAAGGAACACAACGCAGACCAGGTAACTCCCGAAGTGCCGCCAGAGCAGGCGCAAATGGGCATGATGCCCGAGCCTGTTACGGTTCATTCCGGCGTCTGGTGCAGAACCGTCAAGCGCATGAAGATATGCGTTGACCCGATGCCCCCGGAAGAAACGCTGATCTCTCGCGATGCGCGGGGCGACATTGACGAGCCGGTCTATATGGCTCACCGGACCAAGAAAACTGCCTCTGACCTCATCAAGCTCTATCCCAAGAAGCGCAGCATCATCGAAACGCTGGGCGGCGACGGCCCGCACAATGCGACCGACCAGGAGCACCAGGCCCGCTATCGTGGAATAGACGAAGACCCGAGTGGCGAGTTTGCCACGGCTAACCACGCCAACCGCCGAATCTGGATCACCGAGGCCTATGTCAAGGTGGACTATGACGGCGACGGCATTGCCGAGATGCGCCGCATTGTCCATGTGGGCCCTGGCTGCAGCATTCTTGAGAATGAGGAATGGGAAGGGCCACGTCCTATCGCGGTCATAAGCCCGATCCTTATTCCGCACCGGCTGATTGGTTTGTCCATTGCCGATCAGACCATGGAGTTCCAGCTTCTGAACTCCACTCTGCTGCGCCAAGTGCTTGATAACACCTATCTCGTCAACACGCCGCAAAAATACATCGACACCGAAGCAGTCAACCTTGACGATATTCTGCAGCCCCGGGTTGGCGGCATCGTCCGGCCGCCTCCGGGTGGAAGATACAATCCGCAGGGCATTTTCCCCATCGTCACGCCCTCGATTATGGGTGAGGCGCTTCCGATGCTGGAGTATATCCAAAGCCGCAGGGAGAATCGCACAGGCGTCACCAGCTACAATCAAGGCACTGACGCCGACACGCTCAACAAGACAGCGCGCGGCATCAGCCAGATTATGGGTGCCTCGCAGCAGAGGATTGAGCTTATCGCACGTGTCTTTGCCGAAGGGATCAAGCGCATATTCATGCTGCAGCAGTGGTATATCCGCCGCTATCCCGACCTTGCCAAGCGCGCAATACGGCTTCGAAACAAGCAGTGGGTTGAAATCGACCCCTCGCAATGGGGTGCAGACTTCGACCTCGAAATCAATGTCGGCCTCGGCACTGGCAACAAGGACCAGATGCTCGGCCACCTCATGAACATTGCCGGCATCCAGAAGGAAGTGATCGCGGCCCAACAGGGGTGGGAGGGGCCGATTATCACCAAGGAAAACGTATTCAACCTTATCAAGCGCGTTGTTGAAAACTCAGGGTTCAAGAACCCAGAGGAGTTTGCGACTGACCCAAGGAACGCCCCGCCGCAACAGCCAAAAGAAGACCCGAAGGTCCAGGTGGAGAAGGCAAAGCTTCAGCTCAAGGAGCAAGAGGCGCAAATGGATGCGCAGCATGACGAAAGAAAGCTCCAAGCCGAGATAGAGGCGGCGCGCATCAAGGCAGAGGCCGAGTTCCAGATTGAAATGCTTCGCGTCCAGAACGAAGCCAAGATCAAGACCATGGAAGTGATGATAACGGCGCAGCAGGGGGCTTATGCGCCGCGACCAATGCCGCAGAGACAGGCGGCTGCATGAGCAAGAAACGCAAAGCGCGCGACTATTACTACCCTGTGAGGGTTGGCAGACAAGTTTATTACGTTGATCCCGCCGATACGCCGTTTTTGCGCCGTAAGAAGAAGCGCTATGTCTTTGAGGGTAATTTTGTCATCCCCGATCCGCACCCGGAATGGGCAAGGCGCATTAAGGCCACCTACGGCGAGGATTCATGACCGACCCCGTAGCCCGCGCCCAAAACGCCCAGCGCTTGCTTGAAGACCCGCTGTTTCAGGAAGCCTTTGAGGCCTTGGAGAAGAACACCATAGCCATTCTCATGGCTTCAGACGGCCCCCGCGCGAGTGACGCCGAATGGCTTGCGGTGCTGCGTCTTCTGCCGCGCATCAAGGGCTGGTTCATCCAACAGGCTCAAACCGGCAAGGTCGAACTCTACGAGCGCGAACAGAAGGAACGCAAGAATGGCTGATGAAGCCGCGACGCAGACTGAAGACACAGGCACCACACTTGAAGGTGCCGCAGAAGCACTAGGCAAGGCCCGCGAAGCCGCCTCACAGGAAGATCATACCAGACAACCGGAGCCCGACGATACCGCGCCAGCCGCGACCGACGCAGCTCCACAAGAATCCCCGCCCGACCAGCAGGAAGCTGCCGACGCGGAACAACAGACGGAACCCGATGCCGGACAACCGACCATCGAAGCCCCGTCTTGGTTCAACGCCGAAGAACGCGAGCTTTTCGCCGCGCTACCGCCTGAACAGCAGCAAGCCGTTCAGCGACTAGCCCACAGCACGAAAGCCGCCGAGTCTCGCCGGCAAAACGAATATCAGGCCAAGCTCGCTGAGATTGAACAAGTCCAGCAAGCAGCGGCTCAAACACGGCAGTTTCTAGAGTCACAGCTACAGCATTTCAGGCACCCGGTAGAGGCCGCCTTTCGCCAGCAATTCGCTGACGTTCTGTCTGGACATATGGACTTGTTCCGTCTTTCCCAGACCGACAGGTGGCCCGCATACCAAGCGTTCCAAGAAGAGTTCAAGCGCATCGGCCAGATGGAGCAACAGCTTTCCCATCACCGACAGCAGGAACAGCAGGCTCTCATGCAACAGCATGTGGAGACCCGCAACGCTCAGCTCATCGAAGCCAAGCCCGAGTTGAAAGACCCGGCCAAGTTCGAGCAGTACGACCGCGAAATCACTGACTATCTGAGGGGATATGGCGTCCCCGACGAGCGCATTGCGCAGGTGAATTTCAAGGAGCTGACCATCGTTGAAAAAGCGATGAAATGGGACGCCGCACAGAAGGCGAAAGCCAATGTGCCACGACAGCCCCAGGCAGGACCGGGCCAGAAGGTCATCCCTTCCCATGTCCGTACCTTGCCAAGGGTTCTCAAGCCGGGAACGCCAAACAATGCTGGAGCGCATGACGAAAAGATTGCTGCCACGAGACAGCAACTGCGCAAGTCGGGCTCAGTAGACGATGCGGCGGCACTCCTCCGCACATTACGGAGCCAGCTTAGCGCCTAACCCTTAAAGGCGCCTCCAATGGCACAACCCAACGACATGTTTGATACCTACGACATGGTGGGTATCCGGGAAGATCTCGCGGACATCATCTACGACATCTCTCCGACCGATACGCCTTATCTCTCCATGGCCAAGCGCATGAAGGCCAAGCAGGTCTACCATGAGTGGCAGACCGACTCGCTTGCGTCTGCTTCCGCCACCAACCATGTGATTGAAGGCGACGACGCCACGACTGACGCTCAGGTCGCAACGACCCGCGTTGGCACCCGCATGAACATCTCCGACAAGGTCATCCTGGTTTCCGGCACTTCTCGCGCTGTCGAGACAGCTGGTCGCGGCGATGAGCTTGACTATCTCGTTGCCAAGGCCGGCAAGGAGCTGAAGCGCGACATGGAAGCGCTCCTCTGCTCCAACAACGCCTCGGTAACGGGCAACAACGCAACCGCTCGCGAGACTGGCGGCTTCGTGAGTTGGATCACCACCAACGAGTCGCGCGGTGCGACTGGCGCGGATGGTGGCTTTTCGTCCGGCAATACCGTTGCCGCGACGGACGGCACTCAGCGCGCCTTCACGGAAGTCATCCTCAAAGAGGTCATCCGCGAAGCGTGGGAAGCCGGTGGCGAGCCCGACAAGCTTATCCTTGGCTCGTTCAACAAGCAGGTGATGTCCACTTTCACCGGCAATGCCTCGCGCCAGGTCGATGCCAAGGGCGAAAAGCTCTATGCGGCAATCGACGTCTACAAGTCGGACTTCGGCAACATCAAGGTCATTCCGAGCCGCTTCTCGCGCGCTCGTGACGGCCTGCTGATCGACCCCGAATATCTCGGTGTCGCCTATCTGCGCCCGTTCAAGACGCAGAAGCTGGCGAAGACCGGCGACTCGGATCGCGTTCAGCTCATCGTTGAGTATGGCAACGTCATCAAGAACGAAGCCGCTCACGGCCACATCGCTGATCTGACGACTTCGTAAGCGTCATCCCGCGTGTAGCGTGCTGCACGTTCTGGGGCTGTTCGGTTGCCAAGCTTCCGGGCGGCCCCAGCTGTTTCAAACACAAGGAGATTCTATGCCCAGCTTGGACGAAAAGCTTCGCACCTATCTTGCGGAGTACATGAAGACCAACCCGCCCGTGATCGGCGGCGGCCGGCGCACCATCGTCATGCCGGCTCCCCGACCCGAGGATGATCGCGAGCCCTACAAGGCCCAAGGCCCCGTGCCTGAAGGCTACACCCGCGCTGAGGTCGTCCGGCCGAACTACGACCAGAACGACCCCAACGGGCGCAAGGGCAGCTTCTGGGTTCACGTCAAGCACCCAGACAAGACCAACCATGTTCTGGAGCGCGTCTTCAAAGGCGACATCGTGGATATTCCCGACGCCGAATTTGAAAAGCTTATCGAGCGCAATTGGGTGAGACAGCCGTGGACCAAGAAAGAAACGAAGCCGCAGGCGGCCTGATCCACAACTTCGGTCGGCCTGATCGCCCGCCTGATCTGCCCTATCCTTACATCGACTATGACACCTTCTCAGGGATCAAGCGCAAATATGTAAGGTCGGAGCAGAAGGGCAAGTGGCACATGCTCTCGCGCAGTGCCGACCTTCAGGCCAACATCGACGCCAACAGGCGCATGCAGAACGAAGGCCGCCGATCCTTCAAGGTTGACGGCATGAGGTTCGAGCTTGTCGCCAAAATCCCGCTCTTTGTCGTTGAGATGTGGAAGAAGCAATACGGCATCGACGTGTTCAACAAGGACCATGAGAAGGCCGTTGAACGTCTCCTGAACAACCCGGACCTCCGGTATCTCAAGACAACTCCCCTAACCATCTGAGGATATTCAGCTATGAAACTGAGAACCTTGCTTCTCTCGACGGCAGCGGTGCTGCTTGCGGGATCTGTTACTGCCTTTGCGGGCTACAACCAGCGCCAGACGGACGCAGGCAGCTGGTGCTTGCAGGAAACCACTGGCTCTGCCATTACCGACCGCCTTTGCGTAGCAGCGAATGGCGTTGTCGATTGGGTCAAGAGCACCGTCGCCAACTCGGCCGCGACTAATGACTATCATGAGATCGCGCTCACCACGCCGGTCGATACCACGGGCACCAATACCCACAATGCCCTCACCGTCGATCTCGACATCGGCAATGCCACGGGCGGCACCAATGCGGCCCGTGCCCTCCAGATCGACGCTCTGACGGGGGATGCCCAGGTCTCGACCACGGGCATCAACATCGGCAATCTCACCGGCACTGCTGGCGCCGAGACCGCAATCGTCGTGGGCACCGGCTGGGATGATGGCCTCATCCTCAACAGCCCGCTGAATATCGACAACACTATCGTCATCGACACGACCACGATCAACGAAGAAACCCTCAAGAACATGGCGAGGGGCTATTTTGAGATCTGCGGCGACGGCACGACCGTCAACAACAACACCGTCTATTATGGTCCGTCGCAGGCCATTGTAGGGTCGGCCACGGTCGGTCAGATCACCTGCGACACGACCGCTGCCGGCAACACCACAGAAGCCACGGCGGACGCGCCGGCCCTTCAGGCCACGGCAATCTATCCGCTCGGCATGGTGTGCTACGCGACCGATCACAATGCGGCTGCCGGCCTCACCTACACGCTGCGCTCGGCGGAAGCTGCCATCACCCCGGCTATCTCGGTGTCGATTGCCGACAACGCCACCAGCGGCACGGCGAATGCGACAGCAACCACTGCCATTGCATCTGGTGCGACGGTTGCCATAGCGGTCGCTTCAACCAATGACGTGGGTGCAGCTCCCTTCATCTGCCGCGTCTCTTATGCCTACTAACAGCAGGTGGACCCATGCGCGTTCTGCAACTAGCCCCAGGCGTACAGGCCACCGCTGGCGCGGCGTCAGCGACAGTCGCGATACCGGATGATAGTTCCGGCAATCGCGCCAAGCTCGTCCGCATCAGTGTCATCACGGCCTCAGAAATGGTCGTGGTGCGCCCGGTGACGAGCGGTCTTGCCACCGTCACCACAGCAAACGGATTGCCCGTGATCGACAGCGAGCCCTGCTTGCTGTGGGTCGCGGGCCACACCCACATCGCGCACATTCGCGCGAGAACTAACGACTGCGTCTTCAATATCACTCCCGTGGAGAACTACTGACATGTTCAAGAAACTAGCCCTGTTGCCCTTACTGGCGCTGGCCTTCGCGGCGAGTGTCATTGCTGCACCGGACCCTCATCCGCGCGGCTTCAACAACCTTCCTGACGGCCATTGGGTGCGCGGTCGTGGCGATGCCATCACCATGCCGTATCCCGCCCGCGACTTCCAATGGTTCGATGACTTCTTCAAGTATACGGCTGGTGATTGGGTCGTAACCGAAATCAACGACTCGACCCAAGCAATGGGCGACGCCAATGGCGGAACGCTGGTGCTTACCACGCTCACTGCCGAGAACGACGCCGCAAGCCTTCAGTCGGTTGGCGAAATCTTCACCCTCGCCAGCGGCAAGGAGGCCTTTTTCGAGGCGCGCTTCAAGATAGGCGAGGCCACGCAGTCAGACTTTATCATGGGCCTTCAGGTCCGCGACACGACACCGCTGGCAGTTGCGGACGGCGTCTACTTCCAGAAGGATGACGGCGACGCGCTGCTCGACATTCACAGCATGGCGACCAGTGTCGATACCGCTGCGCTCGGCATCCATACGGTTGTCGATGACACCTACATGAAGGTGTCGTTCTACTATGACGGCGGCACCTCGATTGTCTATGCGGTCGATGATGTTGTGAAGGGCACCTTGACGGCCACGCCCACCACAACGGAATTGACCATCAGCTTTGCGGTTCATGCCGGCTCGGCTGCGGCTGACGTGCTGACGGTGGATTATATCCACTTCTGGCGCGAAAAATAGGTTGCGCGCGGGACCTCCCTCCCGTTGCGCGGGGCGGCTCATCCGCGCGGCTCCAGTGAGTGGGCCGCCCCGAAATTTATCTGGTTGGGCATGGCAGTTATCGTGAAATCATGTAAACCGCCAACCTTAACGGTTCCAGTGCCGTAGAATAGCGCATCCTCAAACGCTCTTTGCAGTTCACGGCCGGTTCTCTCAAAAATCTCATCAAGCATCGCCTTGATGAGATCGTCTGATGTGGGCTGGACTTTCACGGGCATGAGTGAAGCCACGCGAACAATAGCGGGCGCGCACAGCAGCGCGGCGGCTCCGGTTACTACCAGTCGTCTGCGGGTGATTTCCATTCTCACAGGATAGCACAAAACAATGGCGATCACCACGTACAACGAGCTGTTGTCCGCTATCCAGAACTATGAGGATGACACCTCTGCGATTGTCACCGATCGGCAAGCCGAATGGGTGACGCTGGCAGAACAGCGCATCCACTACGGCTCTGGTGAGCCCGGAGACCCGTTCTATTCGCCGCCTTTGCGTGTGCGGATGATGGAGCATCCCTTCACCATCCGGGTCGAAGCCAATCAGGATGGCGGCACATCGGGCGGTTCTGCCAATGCACAGACTATCACCCTTGCCACCACGCCGACCTATGCGCTCGGCCTGACGGCGACATGGGTTGCGGGCTTCACCAATACCGGCGCGGCCACGCTCAATGCCAACTCTCAAGGCGCGGTGACTCTCTCAAAGGGAGTGAATGACGACGCGCTTGAGGCGGCTGATATTGTTCTGGGCGCGACCTATACCGCATACATGACGAGCGCCACTAACTGGCGACTCATCCCAGAAGGCGGCGCTCCGCTCCCCTCACGCTTCCTAGGCTTCAAACACATATATGACGATGGCGACCGCAAGCGTCCTCTCGATCAGATTGCGCCGCAGCATCTTGTTGGCATGGCGGGCGCGAACTCTTCGGGCTCACCGATCCGTGGCTATGCGATTGACGGAGATGCCATCCGCTTTGTTCCTCCCTCAGACGGAACACGATTCGTCAGGGGCACCTATTACCGACGCTTCAATGCTCTCTCAAGCGAACTCAATGAGCTATTCCGCCGAGCGCCCAGCGTCTATCTCTACGGGTCGCTCCTCGAAGCCTCGCTCTATCTAGGCGACGACGACAACATAGCCAAATGGCATGGCGCTTTCATGAGCGCCTGCAAGGGCGTGGCCCGCTCGGACCAGTGGGACAGATACGGCTCAGCGCCGTTGCAGATGCGCGCTCCGGGGCCTGACTATCCATGACTCGGTATATCGTCACTGGTGGCCACATCTGGGGTGATGATGTGGTTTATCTGCCCAATCTCACGGTGGACGGGGGCGGAGCGACAAAAACAGGCCTGCTCGACCAGTATGGCAAGGACATCTGGCGCGCGAGCGAGCCCGTTGGTTTTGTGACCGAGTTCAAGCCACGTATCCGTGTCAAGGCGAAATCAGCATGATGTATCCGTTCATGCCGTGGCTCCCGGACATGGACGGGCTCAATCCAGAGGCCGCCATGCAGGCCCTTGGCGTCATCCCGACCGCAAGGGGCTATAGGCCGTTTCCCGGCTTTGCCGCAGTGGCGAGCGCTATCACGGCCAGGGCGCAAGGTGCGATCTCGGTCCGCGACCTCTCGGGCAATGTCTTCAACTTCTGTGGGGACGCGACCAAGCTTTACCGCATGGCCTCGGATGGCCTGAGCTGGAACGATGTAAGCCGGGTGGTTGGTGGTGATTA